CATGTCCAGATCTCCGCCCGCTGCCGGGCCTGTTTGCGTGTTGCAGGTGCGGATTGGCCCGGTCCCCTGCAGGGGACCGGGCCGTCGGCGTCAGACCGAGACGCGCAGAAGCTTGATGGCGGAAAAGTCCGTGACATCGCCGCCAACCCGCTTGTTGGCATAGAACAGCACATGCGGCTTTGCCGAGAACGGATCGCGCAGGATACGCAGGTCGGGACGCTCTGCGATCGTGTAGCCAGCGCGGAAGTCGCCGAAGGCGATCGGGAAGGTGTTGGCCCCGATATCCGGCATGTCCTCGGCGATCAGCACGCGGTAGCCCATCAGGCGGGCAGGCTCGCCCTCCTGCAGACCATCGACCCACAGGAAGCGGCCCGTCGAGTCCTTCAGACGGCGTACCGCTGCCGTGGTGCGCGAGTTCATCAGGAACGTCGCATTGGCGCGGTAATCGGCACCCAGCGCGTAAACCAGGTTGACCAGGCAGTCCGCCGGGTTCGTCGCGGCAAAGTCGGCTGCAGCCCCGGTCGTCACAAAGCCAAGGTTTCCCCAGGTCCAGGACGCGTTCGCAACCTTCGGGGGCAACATGATGCCCTTCGGCTTGTCCACGCCGTCGCCGTTGATGAAGGCCGCAGCCTCGGCGCGGATGAAGCGGGTGGCGATCTTGTCGGCCAGCCAGCCCTCGACGTCGAAGGCGCTGTCGTCCAGGATGCGCTGGCTCGCCTTCGGCATCGCCGCCAGCTCATGCAGCCGGATCGAGATCCGCTCCAGAAGCGGCGTCGCCGTCTCGACCGTCGCTGGCACTTCCTGTGCCCAGCCCGAGCCCACCTCGCTGCGGTCGATCAGCACGTCGTACGAGATCGCATCGACCTGCACCACATTCGCCACCGTGCGCAGCGACGACGTCGCGAGCAGCATCGACCGGATGCGGTCCGCCGTCTGCGGATCGACCAGCACGCCACCATCGGCCACCACGTTGGTCGACAGCGCCTTGCCTTCCAGCACCAGGCCACGCAGGCCATCGTCATCCCCGCTGCGCAGATAGGCGTTGAACGCCTTCTGGTGCGGCGCCTCGATTTCGGCCTGCACCGACAGCGCCGGCCGGCCATAGCTCATCGTCTTTGCGTTCAACATGGTCAGTCGCTCTTCCTGTTGCTTCAAGGTGGATTTCACGTCGTCCTGAAAGACACTGAATTCCTTCAGGAAACCGGCCATGGCGGCCTTGGCCTCCGCAGCCGGCGTTTGAGCCGGGGGCAAAGCTTCCCCGGCCCGAGACTTTCTCTCGGTCATCGTCAGTTCCTCTCGTTTCGTGTTCGGACGCCGCGCGCTATTGCCCGGCCAGAGTGCGGCGCGCGTCCTCGAAGACCGCCGCCATGTCGCGCCAGTCGTCGTCCAGGGCCTCTGCCTTGGCCGAAACCCGCGCCTCGGGAAGCATCGGGAAGGTGACCAGCGACACCTCCCAAAGCTCCAGCTCCGACAACAGGCGCTGGCCCTTGCCGTCGCGTTCCGCCTTCACCGTCCGGTAGCCGATCGACAGCCCGTCGATCGCACCCGCCGCCAGCAGCGCCGCCACCTCGCGGCCCTTCTCGATCTCGGTCAGGATGCGCCCCTTGACCCAAAGGCCGGTGGCATCCTCGCGCACCTCGTCCCAGACCCCGATCGGCTGGCCGGGGTCATGCTGCCACAGCATCTTGACCCGGCCCCCGCCCGCCGCCAGGCGCTTCAGGCTGGCCGCGTAGGCCCCCTTCTGCACCACGTCGCCGCCCTGGTCCCTCTTTCCGAAGACCGAGGCGTAGCCTGCCACCACATGCCCGTCCGTCACCGAAAGACCCGGCTCCGGACGGATGAACTTGCGCTCGGGCGCCCCATAGTCTGCTGTCATCGCCTCACCTCGTTGCCACATGGATCACCGCCTCGGCCATCTGCGTCAGAAGGAAGGCCGCCACCCCGTAAACCCCCAGCCACACCCGCTTTTCCAGCCGCTCCAGCGCGGCCTCGATGTGTCCCAGCCGATAGTCCAGCGCCGCCCAGCGCTCTTCGGCCACCCGTTCATTCGCCTCGATCCGCGCCACTGCCGAGAAGTTCTCGTGCAGCTGGCGCGCGCTGGCCTCCGCCTTGCGAACCGTCATGCGTCCTCCGCCAGCTTTGGCAGCCCCAGAAGCATCCGCTTCTCCGCCACCGTCAGGAAATCCGCCGCCCCGACCCGCGCCCATTGCTGGTCACGCTCGACCGCCAGGGCCGGTACCTGGTCAAGGTCAGGTCGCAGGTCCACCTCGGCGCCGGCGAAGGCCGACAGCCAGTGCGCCAGATCCGCAAGGACCTTCGTCGCCAGGGGCAGCACCGTCAGCCGGTAGAAGGCCCGGTTCGCCTCCTGGTAGTTCGCGTAGGTGGCATCGCCCGGAATACCCATCAGCATCGGCGGAATCCCGAAGGCGATGGCGATCTCCCGCGCGGCCGCCTCCTTGGTCTTCTGGAACTCCATGTCGGACGGCGAGAACCCCATCGGCTTCCAGTCAAGGCCCCCCTCCAGCAGCATCGGACGCCCGGCATTCCGCGCGCCCTGATGATGCGTCTCCATCTCGCTCACCAGCCGCTCGTACTGGTCGCTCGACAGCGCCGACTGCCCGTCCGCCCCCTTGTATACGATCGCGCCCGACGGCCGCGCCGCGTTGTCCAGCAGCGCCTTCGACCAGGCACTTGCACTCGTATGCACGTCCACCGCCGCCGCCGCCGCCTGCAGCGGAGAGAACCCGTAGTGGTCGTCCTGCGGATGGAACCCCTTCAGATGGCAGATCGGGCTTGGCCCGCCACCTACCTGATAGCGGTGCGTCCGCCCGCTGACCGTGTAATCGTAAGCCACCGGCCAACCATCCGCCCCCGGAACCAGGCTCATCCGGTCCGCCCGCAGCACATGCAACTCGCCCGGCAGGGCAGCTGCACCCGGCACCGCCTCGACATAGGCGTTCCCGGCCAGAAGCAGGTAGCTGTAGACCGCCTCCAGAAACTCCGCCCGCCCCTGCGCTCCGTTCGGCCGCTTCATCAGGTCCAGAAGCGGATGTGTCTCATAGCGCCGCTCACTGTCCTGACAGACCAGAGGCAGTGCAGCTGCCGCTTCGGCGATCAGCCTCACGGCCCGAAAGCCGATAGGGTTGCCCTGATACCCCGACCGCGCCAGCGACACAGCATCTCGCGGGCTCCATGCGACACGCCCGCCCGAGCCCCAGGCCACCACCCGGCCCACGGCACTGGCCTTGCGTTCACTCCCCACCGCCACCGATGCGGGCTTTCGCAGAAAATCGAACACCATCTCGCCGCTCCTTCATGCCCATTGGGCAAGCCCACCCGCGCCCGGCCCAACCTGGCCGAACCCTGCGCCCCTCCGGGGCAAACCTGTTTCGCAACCATCCCTGACCCGGGCTCACAAACCCTAAAGTGACCGTACGCTGGGTCGCCCGGCCTTGGTCCCTGGGTTCACCATCAATTCGGTCAGCGCCCAGACCAGCGCATCCAGCCGGTCGGGCGATCCCCTGCCCTTCCAACCTGTCACGGTCATCTGGCACATCTGTTCTTCCAATGCGTCAAGCCCCCGCAGATGCCCGACCCGGCCCTGCTCGTACAAGGCCGCCACCGGCTCGGCCCGCAGCATCTTCGACCGCGTTGCATGCACAGCGCGGAACGGCACCTGAGGATCGATCGTTCGCACCACCTGCTCGACCAGATCGCCGCCCTGGTTCACCTCGGCCACCAACCGGTCCGCACCGTGCCGCTCCATCGCCGCCAAAGCGGCACGCGCCCAGCCCTCGGGCGACGCGCCGATCACGCTTGCGTCTTCCAGCACCACGGCCCGCCAGTCGCGCGGATCGCGCCGGGTGTCCGCCCCGACCACCACGATCCCGCAAGCGTCGCTCTGCTTGGACGAGGTGACCGGCGGGTCGACCGCCACCACGATCCGACTGAATACGGGCAGCTTGTCGAGCCGTGTCCGCTCCAGCATCCCGGTCGTCCAGAGCGCGCCTTCCTCGTCTTCGACCAGCACACCGTCCAGCTCCTGCCGGCCCAGCCTGGTGCCGCCATAGCGCGTGCGAACCTCGGCCAGGAAGCTTTCGGCCAGATAGGCCCGGTTCGCCTCGGTCGGGGCATGGGTGACCACGGTCGACGGGTTCTGCAGTATCGCCTTCAGCGCGCTGGTATTGCGCGGCGTCGTGGTCACCACCTGCCGTGGGTTCCGGCCCAGCCGCAAAGCAAACTGCAACTGATCCCAGGCTTCCGCGCCTTTCTTCCATTTGCCCAACTCGTCGGCCCAGGCCGCATCGAACTGTGGGCCACGCATGGCTTCTGGCTGGTGGGCCGAAAAGACTT